GGTAGGCGAGCTGGACGGTGTTCCAGAGCGTCGAGGCGATCGTCTTCCCGGCCGCGAGCAAGAGCGTCGTGAAGTAGCGGATCTCCGCCTGGTTCTCCTGGACGCCCTCGGCCATGCTCGTCAGGGCACGCACGCCCGTGGTCACCTCGGCCGTGAGCCCGGCCTCGCCCACCTGGGTCGCGAGGCGGAAGAGGCCGTCCTTGAGGTTGCTCACCGCGCCCCCAAGGGTGTTCATCTGCCGCTCCATCGCGCCGGCGAAGTTGGTCTCCGCGAGCGTCTGGAGGTACTGGCCGATGCTCACGGCGTTGCGGTCCACCTCGGTCCGCACGCCGCGGAAGGCGAAGACCACCTTCTCACCCTGGATCGAGGCGGTCACGCCGAAGCGCTTGAGCCGCTCCATTTCGCCCGTCGTGGCCGCGCGGATCGCCTCGGCCATGTCGGTGATGTTCCCGCCGAAGGCGGCCGCTTGGTCGCCGAACGCGCGGAGCGAGGCCTCGGTGGGCAGGATGCCCGCCGAGCGGAGCGTGATGAAGGCCTCGACCGAATCGGTGAGCTCGAAGGGCGTCGTCGCGGCGAAGCTCGAGAGCTGCTCGAAGACCGCGCGCGCGGAGTCGGCCGACCCCGTGAAGGTCTCGAGGCGTGCGTTGAGCTGCTGAAACTGCGCGTTCGCGTCGAAGAGGTACTTCGCGAGGCCGGCCGCGCCGAGCGAGAGCCCGAGGCCGGCGATCGCGCCCTGGACCCCCGTCACGGAGGCCTTCACGCGCGACGCCATGCTGTCCGCCTGGCCCTTCACCTGAGTGAAGGCCGCGCCGGCGAGGTTCTTCGCCTGAATGACGATCGAGACCGTAGCGGTGCGGGCCACCTACTCCTCCGCCGGCGCGGGCCGGATCCGGTACAGCATCGGGTAGGCCCGCCGGCGGAGCTGCCGCGCGTAGGCCTTCACCTCGGCCTTCTTTCCCGCCTCCGCGAGCGACTGTCCGTGCGCGCTCCCGTGGGCGATCACCACCTCCGTCGCCGCGTCCATCGCCTCGAGCCGCCCCAGGAGCACGAGCCACCACCGCGCGGGGATGATGCGGTCCCGCGTGGGGTAGGCCTCGCTCACGAAGGGGAAGCCGGGGTAGACGGCGCCGATCCGGGCGGCGAGGTAGTCGAAGGGGCTCCGTCGCTCGATCCGGTCGGGCTCGCCTTCGACGGCGGGCTCGAGCTCGCCGTCGTCGTCATCGGCCCAGGCGCCTTCACTCCGAGCCCCCGCGCCTGGGCCTGCAAGAAAGACGCGATCACCCGGTGTTGGACCTCGAGCGGGAGGCCCGCCACGAGGTCCGCCACCCGCACCCCGCCGCGCCGGCGCCACGGGGCCCACCACACCCGCGGCGGGGGCGGGAAGAAGAGGTCGCAGAGCTGCCGGTAGAGCACGAGGAGCTCGGCGACGCTCGCCTTCCCTTCGGCCGCGCGCTCGAGGCGCGCGGTCCAGGTGAACCACTCGAGGATCGACACGTGGCGCCCCGTGTACGTGACGCCCTCGTGCACGAGGGTGGGCGGCGCGAAGGCCTCGAGGTCCGGCGCGGTGTCGTACATCGGCCGCTCAGGTGGTCGAGATCGTGAGCGGGTCGGTGCCCCCGTCCGTCGTGGCGTGGAGCATCATGTCGAGGCCCCAGAGGGCCACCGGCCCCTCGCGCTCCTCGCGCGGCGCGGCCGTGAACTGCGCGTTCGGCGCGGCGAAGCCGAAGCGGTTGTACTGCGTCGCGCCCACCGTCCAGGCGAGGGCCATGCCCGAGGCGGCCTCGTAGAGGCGGTACGGGTCGAAGGCCGTCGTGGACACGTGGGGCGCGCCCGTGACCACGGCCGTCGCCTCGACGAGGGCCTCGAGGCGGATCGTGTACTGGCCCGGGTAGACGCCGGCGTGGTTCCCGCCCGCCTCGTTCTCCGAGATCCGCTCGGCGACCTCGCGCTCGAAGGTGAGAGTCCACTCCCGGAGCACGGGCTGGTACGTCTGCCCGCCGGCGGTGATCGCGAAGCCGATCGCCGTCGCCTTCGGGCTCTTGAGCGAGGTGGACCCGCCGTAGTTGGTGATCGCCGGGACCGAGGCGTCCGCCGGCGGCGAGCCCGCGCGGCCGATCACGTCGAAGGTCCACTTCGGCGCGGGGAGACCCACGCTCGAGATCGTGACCTTGTTGACGAAGGCCCCGTTGAGGTCGTACGTCTGCTGCCGCGCGTAGACGGTGAAGACGCCGAAGGAGAAGGCCTCGGCGATCGGGGCGTAGTCGATCCGCTCGGTGCCGGCGCCGCCGCCCACCGTGGCCGAGAAGCCGGCGAGGCGGAGCATGCGGTCGATCGAGCTCCGGACGGAGGCCGAGTAGGCCGCGCCGGGGCCGGTGAAGTAGTGCTCGAGCGAGAAGCTCCGCTTCCGGCCGCTCGCGGCGACGTAGGAGAGCGCCGAACTCCCGCCGCCGACGTTGCCCTCGCGCGCGCCGGAATCGGTGTACTCCGTCGCCACCTCGGGCGTGGCGTAGGCGAGGATCCCGTCCGTCGTCGTGCTCGGCGCGGGCGCCCCCGAGCCATAGGTGCCGGTCTCGATCGCCACGAGCACCCCGTGGCGGTTGAGGTTCTTCGCGAGATTCACGGGCATCGGCGGTTACTCCTCGGCCTGGGCGGCCTTCGGGGCCTTCCGGCGCGAGGCCGGGGCGAGCGCCGGCGCGTCCGCCGGCTCGGGCGCCGGCGCGGGGGCCGGCATGGGCTTGACGGTGGCGCGGAGCGGGTGCGCGGGGTCCTCGGCCACCTCGGCGACGACGGCGGCCACGTGGGCCTCGATCGCCGCGGGGCCCAGGGCCTCGACCTCGCGGGGGATCTCGACGCGGGGCTCGCCGTCGCGGTGGTAGATCAGCATGGATCGGTCTCTCGGTTAGGCGTTGGCGTCGGTGTCGCGGACCATGAAGAGCACCGTGACCGCGGCGCGCACCGCGGCCTCGCCCACGGATTCGCGCCACTTCCCATAGTCGAAGCGCTCGGCGGCGATCATCTGGATCCCGTTGCGCGTCACCCCGTCCTCGCCGAGGAGCGAGCGGACGGAGCGCACGATCGCGCGGAGGACGTAGTTGCGGGCCTGCACGAGCTCGACGGTGTTCGCGTTGCGGTCGAGGTAGCGGATCGCCACGGCCACGCCGGCGCCCTCGAGGGTGTCGGCGTGGCGGCCGTCCGGGGTCTCGCCCTGGACCGCCACCGGGCCGTCCTCCATGACGTAGATCGCCGGGAGCGCCGGCGGCTCCTTGAACTCCGCCACCACCTCGTCGCGGGTCTCGTCGCCGATGAAGGCCACCGCCGGCGGGTCGTAGTCGCTCGGGAGGTCGCGCGGGATCGCCTCGAGCTTCGCGTTGACGCCGAGCACGGGATCCCGGAGCCGGTCGGTGACGAGGCGGAGCACCTCGAGCTGCATCAGAAGCCCCCCACGTGGGAGGTGATCGCGCCGGACCACTTCGCCACGATCGACGCCGGCCACTCGCGCGGGACCACGGGCCGCGGGGGCACCGTGCGGAGCGGCCCCTTCCCGAAGAGGCGCGTCTGGAAGCCGGTGGGGCGGTGGTGGCCCTCGGCGTAGGGGAGCGCGGTGCCCCACACCATGCGGCCGGGCTCGTAGAGGCGCACGCCCTCGGGGTGCGAGAGGCGCACGAGCGAGCCGAAGAGGCGGTTGGTGTTCCGCATCGGCGTGGTGAACCCCGCGCGCGCCTGCCCCACGCGCGAGGTCGTGGCCTTCGCGCCACCGCGCCGGCGCACCACGCGGGTGCGGAGCCGGACCGTGGTGGGCGAGAGCGGGGCCCAGGGCTCGCCGAGCCACGAGCCGCGCGAGGCGAACTGCTGCTCAAGGTTCCCCGCGATCGACGGCGCGATCACGCCCCGGAAGACCGGGCGGAGGTCCGCGGCGGCCTTCTGGGTCTCGTCGAGCACCCCCTCGAGGGCCTCGAGCTCGACCGTCACGCCGATCGGCAGGGGGTCGGCCATGTCAGAGCGAGTAGGTGACCGGCTCGATCACGAACGGCCGGAGGTGGAGCGGGAAGGCCCCGGGCGGGAAGAGCGCGCCGTTGGCGGCCGCGTCGGAGAAGCTCTTCGACTGCTCGCCGTCGCTCTCGCTCGTCACGCCCGGCGCGCGCCGCTGGAGCGCGAGGCGCCACCGGAGCACGTGGGCGATCTCCCGCTTCATGGCGTCGCGGAGGCCGGCCGTCGCCTGGGCGGGATCGTCGTGGTAGCCGCGGAGGCACACGAAGCGGCCGTCGCCGAGGTCGTAGGCGCCGGCGTAGGGCCCCTCCGCGAGGAACGGCGAGGGGAGGCCGTAGGACACTCGGGGCGCGTAGATCGGGTCCTGGAAGGTGCCCCGGGTGAACTGCGCCACGATCTCGGCCTCGACCACCTCGGCGAGCTCCGCGAGCTCCCGATCGCCGCGGAGGTGCGAGGGGAGGAGCCGCACGTCCGCGTCGGCCCCATCGGTCGAGAAGTAGCGCGCCGGCATCGGCTAGGCCTCGGCCTCGGCCTCGGCGGCCGGGGGCTCCACGCCGGCGGCCGCGAGGGCCGCGAGGAGGTCCTTCTTCGTCGCGCCGGCGCGCACCTTCACGCCCTTCGCCTGGGCGAGCTGCTTGAGCTCGGCCGCGGAGAGCTGCTCGAGCGACGTGACGGCGGCGACGGTCTTCTCGAAGGCGGCCGAGGCCCGCGCGGCCGCGGCCGCGGCCTCGCCGACCTCGGCGGCCTGGGCCTCGCCGGCGGAGAGCACCTCGTCGCCGTCCTGCACGTCGCTCGTGTTCACGATCATGCGGCGGCCGTCGCGCACCACCGCGGTCGTCGGCACGTAGTCCCACCCGCTCGGGGCCATGCGGTACTCCTTTCGTGGTGAATGACAACCGGGGGGCCGGGTCGCCCCGTCCCCCCGGTGGACGCTACGCCACGGCGTCGGGGCCTCGGTTAGTCGAGGTAACCCTGGGCCATGTTCGGGTCGAGCGCCGTGACGCCCCAGAGGGCATCGAAGCGCACGAGCTCCGCCGGCCCGCCCGTCGCGCCCGGGTCGTACCACCGCGTCACGCGGATCGCGAGGTTGGTCCGCGGGTCGCGGACGAAGGCCTGCTCGGCGCCGCGGTTGTTGCCGGCCGTGTCGAGCATCGCCATCGCCATCCCGAAGGCGTTCCGGTGGTAGGCGCACCCCACCGTGGGGTAGCCCGTCAGGGCGCCGAGGGTCACGTTGGTGCCGCCCGTGATCGCGACCTGGAGCGGCGGCCAGATGTTGACCGAGATCGCGTTGGCGGCCGCGGTGGCGTCGGCCGTCACCGTGTAGACCTGGGTGTGGCCGGCGAGGGTGAAGGTGAAGCCCCGGCGCGCGATCCCCGTCAGGGTCGCCCCCGAGATCGCGAGCGTGGTGGCGCCCTTGGCGGCCGCGGCGGCGACGATCGTGGCCCCGGCGATCGTCGAGGCCACGAGGGCCGGGAGGATCTCCTGGTGGTAGATGTCGAAGCCGTACTTCCGGCCGAGGATGCCCTCGAGCTGCGCCTGGCCCCCCTGCGCGTTGTCCGTCGCCGAGGTGAACGTGGACACGTTCAGGAGCTGCTCCTCGATCGCCGCGGGGACGGCGAGGAAGCGGTCCCCCTTCGGGACGCTGCGCTGGTTGAGGGCGGAGCGGAGCGCGGTGAGGTCCGCGATCGCCGCCGGCGCGGTGGCGATCGTGCGGTTGCCCGCGTAGAGGATCAGGTCCGAGAGCGAGGTCTCGATCCGCTCGGCGAGGGCCTGCATCGCGGGCGCGATGTGCTCGCCGATGATCCGCTCGCCCGAGTAGGCCTTCTCCTGGTCCGAGACCTGGAATGTGACGTGCCAGAACTGGTCGAGGCGAAGGTCCTGCTCGAACGGGTTGAGGTCCTGGACCGTCTGGGCCGGGTACTGCACGGCCGTGAAGCCGCCCGGCTTGCGGATCTTGATGACCTGGCCCTCGCGCCGGCCGGCCTCCTCGTCGTAGCCGCGGTACACGGTCTTCGCGAACATCAGGTTCTTCTCGAGCCGCTCGAGCGCCCGGTTCGCGTACCAGAAGTTGTCGTACGGCGTGATGTTGTTCGGCACCGTTTATCCCCTCCCGGGGAGGTTGGGGCGCGGGATCACGCCGCGCCGGTCAGCCCTGGACTACAACTCGCCCACCCTGTTCGGCGGCCACCTTCTCGGCCTCGCGGTACTTCGTGGCGTCGGAGGCCTCGGCCCGCGAGAGCACCACGTCCCCGCCTCGCCCACCGCCGGCGTTCCCGAGGCCGGGGCCCTTCGGCTTCCGGGTCTCGAGGTACTCGGCGTTGCCCTTGTCCTCCGCCCAGGCCTCGAGGGTCTCCGCCACCGTGCGGTAGCCCCCGCGATTCTTGAGCGACATGACGGGCTCGCCGTTGGCGCCCCGCTCGTACCACTTCCCGCTCTCGGGATCGAAGACGAAGCGCTCGCGGAGCGCGGCGACGATCATGGGCTTCGAGCCCTCGAGAAGCGGGCGCCGGAACTGCTTGAGCACGCCCACCGCCTCGGACGCCGCGAGGATCTCGCTCTCGAGCCGCTCGGCGTAGAGGGATTCCAGCTTCCCCTCGGTCGCCTTGAGCTTCTCGGCGAGCGGGGCGACCTCCTTCTTCCGGAGGTCCTCGAGGAGCGTGGCGAGCTCCTCCTCGCTCGGCTTCCCGCCCTTGCCGCCCTTCTCGGCCTTCACGCCCCAGGCCTCGAGGGCCTTGGTGCGGAAGTCCTCGTCCTTGAGGGCCTCCTCGAGGGCCGCCTTCTTCGCCCGCGAGAGCCGCTTCCCGAGCTCGCCTTCGAGGAGCTCCTGGAGGTGCTCCTTCGTCGCGAGGCCTGCCGGGAGGTTCTCGGGATCGAGCTCGAGCTCGACCTCCTGCCCCTCCGCCGTCTTCCCCTTCACCTTGACGCCCACCGTGTCCTCCGGTCTCGCCTCGTTGTGCCCAGGCGGAGGGCCTCGCTCGTGACCCGGAGCGGCGCGGGGGCGCGGGGTTGGCGCGCCAGCCGAATACGAAACGCCCCGGCTCGAGGGGAGGCGTGGGCCTCCACGAGCCGGGGCGAGCCGGGACAGGTTGTACTGCTACGAAACTACGGCGCGGCGGCGCGCGCCGCAAGCGCTTGCGAGCTCAGGCCTCGGACGGCGGCACCTCCCGGGCGGCGCGCCGGCGGAGCTCCTGACGCCAATCGTCGTCGCTCCCCACGTCCACCACGTCCGGGCGGACGCCGGTGGCCGCCTCGATCTCGTCCTTTGTGTGCTCGATCATCCGGAGGAACTCCGGGGAGCCGGGGGCCGGGGCCGTCATGGCGCACCTCCTCGGGAGAAAGCCCTTGCGAAATCTACGCCAGCCGCCCGCCGGCGGCTAGGACACCCGCCGGGCGCGCATCGGGCGGCCGATCAGCCATATCTCGCGCTCCCGGTCCCAGAAGTGCCCGGGGTTCGCGTCGAGGCCGTTGGCGAAGTACACGTTGGCGAAGTCGTCCACCGTGCACTCGACCTCCACCATGACCTCGCTCCACGAGAAGCTCGAGCGGGTGGTGGCGGAGTTGATCGGGTTCGGGCCGAGGATGAAGGTCTCGCCCACCTTCGGCACCGGCGCCCCCTGCTCGGTGAAGAAGGCCGTCCGGACGCCACGCTTGATCGTGAACGGCCCCGGGCCGAAGGCCTCGGTGAGCACCTGGCGGGTGAACTGCGCCTGGGCCTGATACACCGCGAGGAACTCCTCGCGCGTGACCCCGAGGTTCGCGAGGGCCGCGTCCACCTGTTGCCGGAAGCGGGCGTGCAGCGTCGGGTCGTGGTCGAGGAACGAGCCGTGGAAGGTGGTGGTCACCTGGGCGTGCCCGGCCTCCTCCGCGAGCTGCTTCAAGACGGCCCCGCCGGCGCTTGAGCTCGACCCGTACCAATCGCCAACCGCCCGGTCGTAGGCCCGGACGATCGCCTTGGTGCGCGCGGTGCCGTAGCGGGCGCCTACGGTTTCCGCCATGAAGCGCTCGCGCGCGGACAGGATCGCCTTGTGGGCGGCGCCCTGGAACTTGAGCGAGTTGCGGGCGTGCCCCTTGAGCTCGGTCCGCTTCGGCGCGTCGAGCGCGGCGTCCACGTGCTTCTTCGCCACGCTGCGGAGGCGGAGCTCCTCGGCCGAGGGCGCCACCACGGGCACGTCGGGCGTGCCCGCGGGGATGTTCGTCACCCGCGGCGCGCTGGCCGAGGCGCCGGCGGGGACCTTCGGGGTCACGGTCTTCTTGAGGAGCTTCACCCGCTTCGGGTCGAGAACCGCGACCTTCACGATCTTCCCCTTCGCGTCGAGCTCTACCACGGCGTCGAAGCCCGCGGCGAGGAGGCCCTGGGCCTTCTCCGCGGCGCTCTTCGTGGTGAGGCCGAGCTTCTGGATCTCGGTCGCGAGCTGCGCCTTCGTGCCCTTGAGCGGCTTCTGAGTCTTCACCACGAAGGCCGAGAGCTTGTAGTTGCCCCCGGGCGCCATCGCGTCGGCGGCTAGAACGAAGGCGTGCCCGTAGGTGGTGTCCGCGGCCTTCGTCACGTCGATCGCCCCGGAGGCGATCGCCTGGGCGGTCTTGGAGCCCGCGTGCGCGAAGTAGAGCTCTTGCTGGACCACGGAGTCGGCGACGTAGCTCGGCGCCACGAGGGGCTCGATCTCGTACGGGAGCGCGGTGACCGGCACCGGCGGGCCCTTGTGGCCGGTGTACGTGACCACCGACGAGGCGGGCGTGCCCGCCGGCGCCGGCGGGGCGTTGACGTACACCTTCGTGCCCGTGGGGCCCACGATCGGCGGCGGAGGCGTCGCCGGCGCAGCCACGGCGGGCACCGGCGGAGGCGCCGGGGCCGCCGCGGGCGGTGGGGCGGGCGCGGGCTTCGGAAGCTTCTTCTGGAGCGCCGCCGCCTTCTTCGAGGCCGCCGCCTTCGCCTTCGCCAGCTTCGCCTCGAGCTTGGTGGTCACGAATCCCTGGGCCTGGAGCGACACGAGGGCGTCGGCGTCGCCGGCGAGGGCCTTTCCGGCCTCGTAGAGGACGCCGATCCGCTTCTGCTTGCTCCACGAGGCGACCGTCGCGGGGTCCACGATCAAGCCGGTCGCCTTCTCGAGCGAGTTGGCCGTGAGCTGCGCCGCCTTCGCGGGCTTCGAGAAGGCCTTGAGGAACTTCCCGAGCGGGCTCCATGACGGCACGTAGGCGCCGGGCGCGGGCGTCACGCTGGCGCCGAGGGCGTGGAGGAGGTGGAAGGCCTCGGGGTCCGCCTTGAGGAACTTCGTCACCGTAGCGTGGACGGCCTCCGCCACGTCCGCGTCGGCGAGGACCTGGGCCACGCCGAGCGAGGGGCTCTCGAGGCCGAGCGTGCCCCCGAAGTAGACCTCGAGATCGGCCTTCACCGCCGTCGCGAGCACCTTGGTGGGCACCGACACGGCGGCGGGCACCGCGGGGGCCGTGAGGGACGGGGCGCCGAGGGCCACATGCTGCGCGAGGGCGTCGGCCACCTGGGCCTCGGTGAGGCCCGAACTCGCGAAGGTGTTCGGCCAGTTGTCCGCGAACTCCGCGGCGGCCTCCGCGGCGGTCTTCCCGCCGGCGGCCACCTCGTCGGCGTGGGCGGTGAGGATCGTCGCGAAGCTCTCGAAGTCGCCGTCTACGCTGCCGGTCGCCTGGAGGACGCCTTGGAGCGTCACGGGCGGCGGCGCCGGCGGCACCACGGGCGCCACGACGGGCGGCGGGGGCACGGGCACCACGGGCGGGGGCGGCGCGACGGGCACGATCGGCGTCGCGACCGGCGGCGGCGGGATGGGGACGCCGAGCTTCTTGAACTTCTGGGCGACGGAGGCCTCGGTGAAGACCGTCTTCGGGTACGTGGCCTTCACCTGGGCGAGGATCTCCGCCGGCGTCCATCCCGCGTTCGCCTGCACGAGCTGCTCGACGTAGAGGTTGGCCGTCGCGCCCACCGGGGCCGGGAAGGGCGGCTTCCCGTTCGGCATCATGGCGACCGGCGCCGGCGCCGGCGGGACCGGGGGGATCACGCTCGCCACCGGCGGCGCCACGGGGGCCGCGGCGACGGCCGGCGCCTTCGGGAGCTTCGCCACGAGCTCCGCCCGCTTCGCGGCGAGGAGCTTCGTCCGGGTCTCGAGGAGGTCGAGCACCGCGGCGCGGTCCGCGGCGGCCATGCCGGGCGCGAGCTCGTCGAGGAGCGAGGCCCACCCGTTCGGGAGCTGCTTCTCGAGCGCGAGGATCGCGTCGATTTGCGCGATCGCGCGCGCGCCGAGGGCGTCGGCGTTCGCGAGGCCGGCCGTCTGGAAGACCTGGGCGTAGTAGGGGTTGCTCGAGGGATCCGCGAGTTTCAGCCACTCGTCGATCTTCCCGAGCGCGGCGACGGGCTTCCGGGCGCCCTGGGCGCGCCAGAGCAGCGACCCGCCTTGGTCGATCCGCACGAGCTTCCCGCCGGCGAGGGCCACCACGTTGTCGAGGCCGGTCCCCACCGCATCCCAATTCGCGGTGAGCACGTCCGCCACGAATCCGTCGAGCACCACGTCGGCCCGCGCCTTCGTGAGGCCCACCGATCCGAGGGTGCCTTGCACGTCCGGGAGCCACTCCGAGGCGTAGATGAGCTTCCCCTCGTGCACGAAGAGGACGCTCTTCGGGGCCTCGAGGCCGAGCTTCCGGTAGATCGCGTTGGACACGTGCTCCGCGTAGGCCTGTCCCGGCTCGGCGTACTGCTTCACGTAGCGGGTCACCCCGTCCGTGCCCTTCCAGAGGCCCGACACGCCCGCGGTGTTGCTGCCCTTCGCGCCCCCGACCTTCTGCCCGAGGATCACGCCGGCGTCGGCCTGCCCCGCGGCCGCGGCCTTCGCCGCGGCGGCGGCCTTCGCCTGGGCGAGGGCCTCGGCGGCCTCCTGGGCCGCCTTCTCGGCCGCCTCCTTCGCGGCCAGCTCGGCCGCCTCCTGGGCGGCCTTGGCGGCGGCCGCGGCCTCGGCCTTGGCGATCGCCTTCGCCTGGAGCGCGCCGTCTACGTCGATGAGCTGCACCTCGAGAAGCTCGCCCTGGAGGGCCTTCGCGCCCGCGCGGGAGCCGCTCAGGGCGTAGAGCTCCCCGTTCCACGAGTAGCCGACGATCGGGTTGGGGTCGCCGAGGTCGAGGACGGCCTTCACGCTCTTCGGGTCGGGCGCGGTGACCACGAGGGTCTCCGCCGGCGCGAGCTTCATGACCGACGCGCCTTGGAAGGGCACGGTCCCGAGCGGCGGGAGGCCCGCGTCCACGAGCGCGGCCTCGAGGCCCTCGACCACCTCGGGCGTCGCCTGGCCGGCGAGGCCGTAGGCCTGGGCCTGGGCGCCGTCGCCGGCGGCCTCGAGCGTCGCGAGGGCCTTCTTCGCCTTCGCCACGGGCCCGAGCACCGGGGGCGCGAAGAGGGCCTTCGTCTTCTCGCCCTCGACGGCCGCGAGGAGGGCCTCGAGGCCGGCCTTCGCCTTCGGGCTCGCGCCGGCGGCGAGCACGGCCTCGAGCTCGGCCCGCACCCGCGCGGCCTGGGCCTTCGTGAAGTAGGGCGCGCCCGGCGCCCCGTCCTTCTTCCGCACGTAGCCGCGGCCCGGGAGGTAGAGGCGCGCTTGCCCGAGGCCGAGCTTCTTCGCGGGGTTGGGCTTCGGGAGGTGCGCGAGCTCGGGCGCGCGGAGGAGCGGCACCCGCTCGCACCGATCGTAGGGATGCGGCGGGGGCGGCACCTGGGCGATCGGGTACACGCCGGCGCCGAGGCCGAACCAATCGTTCGCCGCGAGGGCGTCGCACACGTCCGGGCCCTCGAGCGAGCCCCGGAACGGGGACAGCTCCCACCGGACCGCCTCGATCAGGGGGTCCACGGCGTAGTGCGCGAGCTCGGCCTCGGCGCGGGCGTTGAAGACCTCGGAGTAGGCGATCCGCCGCGTCTGCGCCTGGAGCTTCCGCGAGGCCTCCCGGAGGTGGGGCGGGAGGTTGCGGAGGTCCTTCAACTTCTCGAAGGCGTCGCCGGCGAACGCCTCATGGAAGGCCTGGGAGCCCGCGACGTAGGGGCGAAGCCGACGCGCCAGCTCCTCGGGGCCCATGCCCTCGAGGAGCGCGCGGCGCACGATCGCGTCCGCCTCCTGGGTCGCATTCTGGACGTAGCCCGCGAGGGCCGTCTTCCAGAGCTTTGCCCCGCCCACGTTCTCGTAGGCGCCGGCGAGGGTGACGAGCGGGAGGTTGGCGCCGCCGACGAGGAGGTTCGGGGCGAGGTGCGCGAGCGCCGCGGCCTCGGTGCCCGCGGCCTCGTACACCTCGAGCACCTCGGCGAAGGCCAGCCGCCGGCCCTCGGTGACGGCCTGGGCGATCCGGTCCTCGAGGGCCTTCGCGCCGGCGACGAGCGCCCGGCGCGAGGCCTCGAGCGCGGCCGTGTGCTCCGCGGGGAGCTGCGCGATCCGCGCCGCGAGCTCCTTCGCATGGGCCCGGATCGCGTGCTCGACCCGGCGGCCCGTGTCGATCGACCACGAGCCGGCGAGCGCCCGCGCCGCGAGCTGCGCCTCGCGGTACGGGCTCCCGTAGGACGGCACCTTCACCGGCGCGGCCACTTAGTCGCTCGGGGGATCCTGATAGGCGGTGGGATCGGGCGGGGGCGGCCGCCGGCGCGGCTCGCGCGCGGGGCCCGAGAGCGCCGGGCAATGGAAGTCCCGGCACCGCGCGCACGCGACAGCCGCGGCGAGGGCCTCGGCGCGCGGCACCCCGCCGCGCCCGTGCCCGAGCTCGTCCACGTGACACCGGCAGTAGCACGAGCGTTCCGAGTGGTGCGGCGTGCCCATATCACGCCTCGTCGGCCTCGTCGTCGTCCTCCGCCGGCGGGAGCGTGCGGCCGATCGGGCGCGGAATGCCGAAGGTCTCGGCCTCCCGCCGCTTCGCCACGTCCTCCGCCTCGGCGAGCTGGCGCGCCTTGGCGAGGATCAGGTCGAGGAGCTTCGTCTTCTGCCCGTCCTCGAGCTCGACCTCCTCCTCGGGGTCCACGAGGCCCGAGGCCACGAAGACCTTCGCGAGCGCGAGGGCGCGGGCCTCGCCGGGGACCGGGAAGCCGATCGCCGCGGTGAGCTGCGCCACGAGCTCGCGTGCGGTGACGGCCGCCTCGATCTCGTCGTCGTCCACCGGGAGGCCCATGTAGGCCGCGAGCTGCTTCGCGGCCTCCGTCTGCGCCTTCCGGCCTAGGGGGACGGCCACGTTGGGCCCGAAGACCCGCTCCTGGAGCTTCGTCATGACCGCCTCCATGTCCGCCGGGAGGAAGTCGGTCGAGCGGGTCACGGCGGCGACGCCGGCCTTCCCCGTGCCGAGCTCGATTTGCTCGAGGAGGTGGAGCGCCCAGGCCTCCGCTTGGTCGAGCGTGGTGGAGAGGAGCGCGAGGTAGGCGCCGGCGCCGGCGGCGACATTCTGCTTCACCTCGGTCGCGGTCCGCTGCGCCGCGGCGTCGCCGTACTCGCGGAAGGCGGTGAGGTAGAGCTCCTTGGTGTCCGCCTCGAGGACCGTGGTGGCGACCTCGGCGGGCCCCGTGGGCGGGGCGTCGAAGGTGTGCTTCCCGTGGAGCACGTTGTTGCCCTTCGCGAGGGCCTCCTTCACCGCCTGGAACACGTTCGCGTCGCCGTCCACCATGAGCTTCGCGAACGAGGCCGACGCGATCACGTGGTCCCGCCGGCTCTTCCGGTTGAAGAGGGCGTTGACCTTCCGCGCGAGATAGAGGCCCACGTGCCGACGCATGGGGAGGGTCACCCGGCGGAGCGGGACGATCGGCTCGCCGGCGGCCGACACGAAGGGGGTGCCCCAGGCCTCGAGGGGCCCGAGGGCCACCGCGTTGCCGGTGTCGTCCCGCCGCCACCGCTGGACACCCTCGGCGGTGAGCTCCACGTAGCGCTTCGCGCTGCCGGGCTTCTGGCGGAGCGAGCTCCGGGGGTCGGCGTGCTCCTCGATCAGGGCCTCGACGATGTTCCCCTCGGCGTCCTCGAGCCAGTTGACGACGGCCTCGGGCGGCAGCATGCGGACCACGCCGGCGCCGCCCTCGGTGGTGTCCACGAGGAGCCAGGCGGTATGCATGAGCGAGAGCTCGACGGCGAGGCCGGCCCAGAGCGAGAGCCACGAGGTCCCGCGCCCATCGGCGTTCGTCCAGAGTCGGAACGCCGGCGAGCCCGGGACCTTGGGATCCCCGAGGCCCCCGGTCTCGGTCCGCCCGTCCGCGCCCTCGATCGCCGGCCCCCACGTGCGCGCGGCGTTCTCCTCCACGCCGGTCATGAGGCCCACGAGGGAGTCCACGATCGCGGCGAGGTGGTTGGTGTAGTCGGCGTCCTCCGCCCGCTCGCGGAAGGCCTCGTTGCTCTCACCCTGGGCCCGCTGGCGGAGGTACTTCCGGACCTTCCCGCGGTCCACCACGTCGCCGGTGTAGTGGTCCCGGATGAAGGCCCACGTCCCGATGTGGTCGGCGTACTCGGGGTGCCGGTAGAGGAGCCACCGGCCGGTCCCCGTGGCCCGCTCCTCCACCTGGGCGTTGGCGGCCTCCACGGCCTGCACGATCGGCGCGACGGTCATGATCTCCCTCCTAGAAGGCGACGAGGGCGCCGCCGAGGTTGCGGTTGAGCTGCGCGGCCCGGAGGCCCTGATAGGCGAGGGCGTAGGCCATCACCGTGTCGTCGTGCATCCCCTCGGGCGCGCGGTAGCGGACGCCCATGCGGGTCACCTCGTACTCGAAGGCCTCGTGCTCCACGCGGACCACGGGGCCGCTCCCCTCCTCGGGCCCCTCGACGAGGCCCACCTCGCCGCGGTGCATGGCGAGGGCGTAGAGCTCGAGAAGGGCCTGTTTCGATGAGGCGGTGAAGACGAAGCCCTGGAGGCGGGCGCATCCGGGGAGCTTCCACGTGTCCGTCGCCGGCGCCGGCGCGCCGGGGGCGGGGACCACGGGGGCGACGGGGGTGGCGGCGCCCTGGAGGAACTCCACGATGGGGTCGCCCACGCCGGTCGCATCGCAGAGCGCCGGCGTCGCGCCCACGAGGGTCCGGATCCGCTCGATCGTGCTCCCCCAGGGGAGTTGCCACCGATGGAAGGCCGCGGTCCGGCCCTCGGCGTCGAGGCCCACGAGCACGGTGAAGTCCACGGCCTTGCCGAGGTCGATCCCCCAGGAGGCCACCGGCGCCGGCGAGAGCTCGGCCTGGAAGGCGTGCTCGAGGGAGGCCCCGAAGGGGTTCGCGAGGTCCTCGCCGGGCTCGGCGAGGTAGAGCTCCCGGAAGACCGGCGGCGGGAGCATTCGCTCGGCGTCCTCGACCTCCTCGCGCGCGAGGATCCCCGCGGCCACCGCATGCCACGCGGTGATCTTCGCGTAGTGCATCCCTCGCTCGCCGGCCTCGGCGCGCCGGGCGAGGCGGTAGACCCAATTTTTCCGCCCCTTCACGTTCCCGATGATCCGGATGGGCCCGCGGGTGGCGGTGAGCGTCGAGCGGACGGCGTGCCACGCGGCTTCGCGCATGCGCGTGGCCTCGTCGAGCACCGCGGCCCACACGTCTTCGCCGTAGAGGCCGTCCGGCTTCTCGGCCGAGAGGAAGCGGAGGACCGCCCCGTTGAGGAGGCGGATCGTGCGCGCCTGGTTGTCGGCGACGTAGAGGGCGGGATCGAGGTAGCGCTTCGCGCGCTCGAAGGCGATCTCCGCCTGCCGGTAGATCGGCGCGACCCACCAACATTCGCGGCCGGGCGCGCCGAGCTC